TTATAGTCCAATGGAAGGATTACAGTTGTTTCGCAATCTTATTTCACCATTGTTCATAGATAATAATCATAATATCTCATCTACAAAATTTGAAAATTCTCAACCATTACCTGCAAATATTATCTGGAATTTTAATCCAGGAGAAGGTATTATAAGAGATGGTATTTTTAATACAGTTGAAAACCCTTATTATGGAATTGATTTATGAGTATGTTACATATTGCTTCAAAGAAAACCAAATCAGAATTAACACAAGTCAGAGATGAAGACATTCAACCCAATGCGGTTGACCTTCGTTTAGATAAGATCTTTGCTATTAAGCCAGTACTTTTTACTATTGGTGAAGATAATGATGGTAAAGAGTTAAAAGTACATCGAGGTTCACAAGAGATGTTTCCAGATGCACAAGGATTTTTTTACTTAAATCCTGGCTCGTATGAAGTAATTATGGAGAATATTATAGATGTAGGAGAAGGAGAAGCAGGATGGGTCATCACTAGATCAACTCTCAACAGGAACGGTATTTTTATTACTAGCGGTTTATACGATTCTGGTTATAATGGTGTTATGGCTGGTGCCCTCCACGTGACAGGTGCACCTGCAAAGATACGTAAAGGTACGCGTATTGGACAGTTTTTACTCTTTAAATCAGAATCATTAAAGAAGTATGATGGTGATTATGGTCTAGGAAAAGAACATGATAAAAAGTATACTTAGTTATTGCAAGATATCACATTTTGATATCACATTGCATTTAAACCCTTTTAATTGGTTTTATTGTTTCTTTGATTATACTACAAAGAGTGATATGAATCCAGGTTTTATATGTCAAGTACATGGACAACTTGGGCCAATTGAAATATTCATTTATATAGACGATGAAAGATGGTAATATGATAAGTGAAGAAACAAACAAAACAATATTACGTATATCTATGAAAAATATAAAGTCTATTAATTATTGGATGGAAGGATTTAGAGATCCTACCAAACAACCCCAATTTATTATAATTGAAAAAATTGAAACTGGAATTGGTCAGGCAGTTAAAGCATACATTGAGACGGAAAAAGATCAAGGTGTATGGAAAAATTTTATTGACTATGAATCATGGTAATAATAAGGAAAAAAAATGGAAATTAAAATTGATATTGAAGCTCTCAGAGAGCGTAAATTATTTGTTGCTACACCAATGTATGGTGGTATGGCAGGAGGTATGTTTACTCGTTCTCTATGTGATTTAACTGCTATTTGTGTTCGTTATGGTATTGAAGTTCGTTCCTACTTCTTGTTTAACGAATCACTTATTACACGCGCGCGTAATTATTGTGCTGATGAGTTTCTTCGCTCTGATGCAGAACACCTTTTGTTTATTGATGCTGATATTGGTTTTAATCCTCAAGATGTTATTGCTATGATGGCATTNCAGACACCTGAGTCTGAATATGACGTTATTGCAGCTCCATACCCTAAAAAGTGTATTACCTGGGAAAAAATCCTTGCAGCTGTTAATGCAGGTGTTGCAGATAGTAATCCAAATAATCTTGAAGACTTTGTTGGTGACTTTGTTTTTAACCCAGCAGTAGATAATAACGACGAAGCATCTAAAGTTATTCGTTTAGATGAACCAGCACAGGTTCTAGAAACAGGTACAGGCTTTATGATGATTCGCAAAAATACTTTTAAGAAATATCTTGAAGCATATCCAGAGATTATGTATCGCCCAGACCACATTCGTACAGATGCATTTGATGGTTCACGTAAGATTGGTATGTTCTTCCAAGCAGAAGTTGATCGTTATAATCCAACTAAAGATTATGAAGATCTGCTTGCACGTATGTCGAAAGGTGAAACTATTGCACCAGAAGTACTTGCAAAGGCTCTTGAAGATGCCCGTCAGAAAATGGAAGCATCTACTGATCGTTATCTTTCAGAAGATTACCTATTCTGTCAGAACGTACGTAAGGCTGGTATGAAAGTATGGTTGTGCCCATGGATGCACTTACAACATTCTGGTACATATGTATTTGGTGGTAAGCTACCTGCATTAGCTGCAATTGGTGCATCTGCAACTGCAGATCCTGAATTGCTTAAGAAGATGAAATCAGGTCAACCACAGATTGCTGCGCCAGCTGGTGGTGCACCAAGAATGCCTCGTGGACCACAAGTACAACCAGTAGTATTAAATGATCCTAACCTACTTAAGAAGTTTAAAAAGAAAACAGCTTAATTAAAGGATTTATATTATGAAACTAAGTGAGAATACTATTAATATTTTGAAGAACTTTGCAACGATTAACCCATCGTTGCTTATTCATCCAGGTGACATGTTAACAACCATGTCACCAGTAAAAAGCATTTATGCTATGGCTAATGTAGAAGAGTCATTTCCAAAGCAATGTGCTATTTACGAATTGTCAAAATTCTTAGGCATTACGTCTTTGTTTAAGGAGCCAGAGCTAGACTTTGGTGATAGACAGGTTAAGTTAGTATCAGGGAGACAATCAGTTAATTATACGTATGCTGATCCTTCCATGGTAGTAGCTCCTGATCCTAATAAGAGTATTAATTTTCCGGCAGTCGATATTGAGTTCTCCATTTCTCAAGAAGAACTCCAACGTGTTGTGAGAGCCACAGGAGTTCTGGGGTTGCCGGATATTGCAGTGACTGGTGATGGTTTATCTATCCTAGTCACTGCCACTGATTCTAAAAATCCTACTGCAGACGTTTTCAGTATTGAAGTAGGGCAAACCGATAAGATTTTTAATATGATCTTTAAAGGTGAGAATATTATTAAGTTGATTTCTGGCAATTATAATGTTATGATATCTTCGAGAGGCCTTTCTAAGTGGGTTACAGACAAAGTATCCTACTATGTTGCAACAGAGGCTAATAGTTCTTTTACAAACTGAGGTGAAAAATGGATGAGTTCTTATGGGTAGAAAAATATCGCCCTAAGACCATTGATGACTGCATTCTGCCGGAGGGTCTTAAACAGACCTTTCGGCAATTTGTTGTTAATGGTGAAATACCTAACTTATTATTAACTGGTACAGCTGGTATTGGTAAGACAACAGTAGCTAAAGCTATGCTGGAACAGATTGGTGCTGACTATATTGTAATTAACGGGAGTATGAATGGAAACATCGACACGCTTCGTAACGACATCCAACAGTTCGCTTCCTCGGTATCCTTTACAGGGGGCAGAAAATATGTTATCCTTGACGAGGCTGACTATCTTAACGCAAACTCCACACAGCCAGCTCTTCGAAACTTCATGGAAGAGTTCTCGCGCAATTGTGGGTTCATTCTCACATGCAACTTTAAGAACAGAATCATCGAGCCACTTCATTCAAGGTGCTCTGTCGTAGAATTTAAAATAAATAAAAGTGACTATCCAAAGCTGGCTGCACAGTTCTTTAAGAGAACTTGCAAGATCCTGGCGAGAATGTTACATATGATAAAGCCGTTGTTGCTGATCTTGTTTCTAAGTATATGCCTGACTGGCGTAGGGTTCTTAATGAATTACAGAGATACTCCGTAAATGGAACAATTGACTCCGGCATATTTGTTAATCTATCTGATGATTCTTTTAAATCTCTTGTAAATCTCGTAAAAGCCAAGAACTTTGCAGAGATGCGTAAGTGGGTTGGAGAAAATTCCGATTCTGATTCAACAGGAGTGTTTCGTAAATTTTACGATCAAGCATATCAATATATCAAACCTCAATCCATTCCAGAATTAGTTCTTATTATTGCAAAGTATCAATACCAAGATGCTTTTGTTGCTGATAAAGAGATTAATATTGCTGCTTTCTTGACAGAATGTATGATAAATTTGGAATTTCAATGAACCCTTTTGTTTTTGTTACTAATATTAATGGAGCTAAAAAAGACTTGATTCGTGAGTCCGATAATCCTGTACTGATGGAGAAGTCTTATAATCCATTTTTAGTAAACAGAGCATTATCTTATTTTATCGATACAATTATGTACTCCAATGAGATAAACGGCGTAAAACACATCGATTCTACACTTCAAAATGATTATTATCTAAATAGTATACGATCCGGTAAAAGATTTTCAAAATGGGCAAAGCCTGTTGAGGACTCTAATATTGAGAGTATACAAGAATATTATAAAGTAAGTTACATGAAGGCTTTGGATATCAGTAAGATTTTATCTAAAGAACAGATTGACCTTATAAAAACAAAAATAATAAAAGGTGGTAATCATGTTCAACATCAATCAGTTAGTGGAAGTGAGATTAAAGAACGCTGAAGATTTTTTAAAAGTAAGAGAAACTCTCTCTAGAATTGGTTTAGCTTCTAAAAAAGATAATACTCTTTACCAATCTTGCCATATTTTACACAAACAAGGCAAATACTATATCGTACATTTTAAAGAACTATTTCTTCTAGATGGAAAAGAATCATCTATTTCAGAAGGTGATATAGCTCGTAGGAATCGTATTATTCATTTATTAGATGAATGGGAATTAGTTGAAGTATGTAATTATAACATGATTGAAGAACCCATTTCACCTCTCAATCAAAT